TTTAATGACATGCTGAAGACCCAACTCATTCTGAAAGGTGTTATTACCGTAGATGATTGGGAAATGATAGAGCAGCATATTCAATATGACTTCTTGTTTGATAACCATTTCACTGAACTAAAAGAAATTGAAATGATTGGCGAGAGGTTAAATCTCGTAGAGAGAATGCAACCTTTCCTTGGGGTATATTATTCCAACGATCACATCAAACGTCAAATCCTACAGCAAAAAGAATCTGAAATGGAAGAGATCCGTATTCAAATTGATGCTGAGAAAAAGTCTGGTGAACTGATGGATACTCCAGTCATGCCAGTAGAAGATCCTAATGCCGCATTGCCGCCTGCAGGTGGACCTGTTGATACATCATCAAAGGCTCCTATGAAGGCGCAAACTTCTAAAGAAGTTGAAAACTAAATAATACATAGATTAAATACTATTATGACTGTCACTAAAGAATTGATTGATAAAATTGTGAACGGAGAAAACTCTGTCGCATCTGATGAAGTAATTGATATCCTGTATGCAAAAGCATCTGAAGTATTAGATACTTATAAAAAAGAGTATGCTGGTCAAGTTATGAATCCAACTGAAGAGAAACCTGAAGTTGCATCTGAAGTTCCTGAAGTAGAAGCATCTGCTGAAGAACCTATTACAGAACCCGAACCCACAGAAAAACCATGAAACTGATCGTAGAACACATTGAGGAAATTGAACTCCTCACTGAAGAGAAAGATGGAAAAGAGTATACATATATTCAGGGAGTATTTCTCCAGGGTGATATCAAAAATCGCAATGGTCGTGTATATCCTATGCCTGTTCTTCAGCGCGAAGTTACTAATTACAATGAAAATTTTGTAAACAAGTCCCGTGCTCTTGGAGAACTCGGTCATCCTGATGGTCCTACCATTAATCTTGATCGTGTTTCTCATAAGATTGTAGAACTTTACCAGGATGGTGCAAACTATATTGGTAAGGCAAAATTGCTTGAAACTCCAATGGGATCAATCGCTAAGAATCTTCTTAGGGAAGGTGTTCAACTCGGAGTTTCTTCTAGAGGTGTAGGTAGTTTAGAATCCAAAGGTGGTTCTAATTATGTCAGAGATGATTTTATGCTTACTACTGCTGCGGATATTGTAGCAGATCCTTCTGCTCCTGATGCATTCGTCAACGGAATTATGGAAGGAAAAGAATGGGTCTGGAACAATGGCGCTTTCAAAGAAGCAGAACTTCAGCAAGTAAGAGAGAATTTAGAGAGAGTTTCACGCGGAGAACTTGAGGGTAAAATCCTTGAGAGCTTTGAAAAACTACTCTTTAACTTATAATTTTAATAAATAAGTAATAGAAAAACCAAGGTCCTTTAGGGGTTATTTTAAATGGCTAATTCGTTAAACGAGAAATTTGAGGATTTCGTATCAAAAAATGTTGATACGGATACCGTTACAGAAATGAACAATGCTGTAACCGCAGGTGCAGCTCCAGCAGAAGGTACAAATCTTCCTAATGCTTCAGGTGCTGAAGTTGCGGTTGCTAATGTAGAACCAATGGCTGCCGGTTCTTCAGAAGGTCACTCAGGCAAGTTTGAAAACTCTGGCGCTAAAGCTGCTGCCGCTGTTAAGAAGTCTAAGACTGCAGTTAACTCGGGTGAAGGTAAGCAAGATCCTATGCCTAAATTAGAAGGTGGTAAGGATATGTCTGGCAAGAGTGCCAGTCGTGGTGGCGGGGACGCAATGCCTAAATTGAGCAAGGAAGAACTTGATGTTAGTGCTGACATCAATGCACTCGTTAATGGCGAGGAACTTTCTGAAGAGTTCAAAGAAAAGGCAACAACAATCTTCACTGCTGCTGTTTCTTCTAGAATTGATGAAGAAACAACACGTTTAGAAGAACACTATGCTGCTCAGTTAAATGAGCAAATTGATGTGATCAAGGAAGAAATGTCCTCCAAGGTAGATTCTTTCTTGAACTATATTGTAGAACAATGGATTAATGATAACAAGTTGGCAATCAACGAAGGTATTCGCACCGAGATTGCTGAGTCCTTTATGACGGCTCTGAAGGGAGTGTTCAATGAACATTACATGGACATCCCAGAAGAGAAGTATGATATGGTTGAGGGGATGAGCGAAAAACTAGATGAAATGGAGACAAAACTCAACGAACAAATTGACAAAAATATTGACTTAAATACATCTCTTGGTGAATTCGTCAAGGAATCTATCATTGCCGAAGTATCCCAAGGTCTCGCTGATACTCAGAAAGAGAAACTATCCTCACTTGCTGAGGGCGTAGAGTTCACTTCTGAAGAAGCATTCAGAGAGAAAGTTGAGACTATTAAGGAAAATTATTTCCCTAAAGCTCAAATTAATGAGAGCGTAGAAGCATCTGAGCCCGTTGTTGAGAAGGAAGTTCCTGCTCATATGGCTTCTTATGTTAATGCAATCGCTCGTTATACTAAGTGATTTAAATTATAAATAAATTATAGTTCACAAACCTTAAATTTTTTCCAAGGAGCACCTAATGTTCAATACCGAACAACTCCAGGAGAAGTGGGCACCTGTTCTGTCTCATGGCGATCTCCCCGAGATCAAAGATAGTTACAAGAAAGCCGTCACTTCCGTCCTGCTTGAAAACCAAGAAAAATTCCTCCGTGAGGAGAGAATGTTGACCGAGTCGCCTACAAACGCCGGTCCTATTAATTCCGCTACAACCGGATCCGGCGCTGTCGCTGGTTTTGACCCCGTTCTGATCTCATTGATCAGACGTTCAATGCCTAACCTGATCGCCTATGATATCTGTGGCGTTCAACCAATGAACGGTCCTACTGGACTGATCTTCGCAATGCGCTCACGTTACGAGTCACAGACTGGTACTGAGACATTCTTCAACGAAGTCAACCAGGCATGGTCTGGTACTGGTTATAACTCCACCAACTCTGCTGGTGGTACTGCACAAACCGGAACTAACCCTGCCGTTCTTAACGACAGTGGTACTTACGATTCTGCTGGTGCAATGGCAACCACAAGTGCTGAAGCACTTGGTGAAGCAGCAGCTGCTGTATTCCCTGAGATGGCATTCAGCATTGAGAAGATCGCCGTTACTGCTAAGTCACGCGCCCTGAAAGCTGAGTACAGCTTGGAACTGGCACAAGACCTTAAGGCAATCCACGGTCTTGACGCTGAGACTGAACTTGCTAACATCCTTTCTGCTGAGATCCTTACGGAAATCAACAGAGAAGTCGTTCGCACAGTCTTCCGTTCCGCTAAAGCCGGTGCTCAACAGAACACTGCTTCCCAAGGTACTTTTGACCTTGACGTTGATTCCAACGGCAGATGGTCAGTTGAGAAGTTCAAAGGTCTCCTCTTCCAGATTGAGCGTGAAATGAACGCCATCGCGAAAGAGACTCGTAGAGGAAAGGGCAACATGCTCATCTGTTCTTCAGATGTTGCTTCTGCTCTGTCAATGGCTGGAGTCCTTGACTACAACCCTGCACTGAATACTGGTCTTAATGTTGATGACACCGGCAGCACCTTCGTTGGTACGCTGAACGGACGCATCCGCGTTTACATTGATCCTTATTCGGCACTGCCTACTGAGGGCGCTAACGCTGCTCAGTTCTTCATTGCTGGTTATAAGGGTACTTCACCTTATGATGCTGGTATGTTCTATTGCCCATACGTTCCTCTTCAGATGGTTCGTGCAATTGGTCCTGACACCTTCCAGCCCAAAATCGGATTTAAGACACGCTACGGCATGGTTCTTAATCCATTCGCTAAGGGTGACACTGCTCTTTCCGATTCTGATCCAGTTGCCTCAGGCAACCTCAGCACCAACGTCTACTACAGACGTGTGCGTGTTACCAACCTCATGTGATATAACCCCACACAGGTTCACACAGAC